GAATCTCAGCGGTTATCTGATAATTCTCACCGTTTAGTTCTTCTGATATATCCGTTTTCTCATATACACATTTATAAGAGCTCCCGTTGAATGTCATTGGGACAGCCAACGGGCTCGTAAATATTTGGGAAATAGGGAATACAGAGGCGTATGGCATTACTTCTTTGTTTCCTTAACAGGTTTAACGGTTGGTTTTGCCTTTGCTTCTATTTCCTCTTCTGTTGCATAACGATAAAGTTTCCGGTAGAAACCTTCTTGCTCAACACTTTTTGTGAGGGATGCCGCAAAGACATCCCCCACATTTAAATGTTTACCGTTAACCGCAACTTTTTTTAGTGCGATATAGGTTTTAGGTTCCATTTTAGTTTACTCCGGTTGCAATTGCGAAGGCGCCGGGGATTCTTACAGCAACATCCGCAAACTGATAAGCCAGGAAGCGAATAGTTTTGAGATGTGCTTTCGTGTAAGGGTCTTTCAGGATGTCGATTCCGCCCCAAAGCCCCAAAAGCACCTGAGCAAAATCACCAAAGAAAAGATAACCGGCTGCGACCTGATTAGTAATTTCAGAAGGATAACCTTCCATTTTACCATCTGATTCCATAAGGAAGCTTGGGTATCCGGCAACTTTTTCTCTTTGTTTCAAGATAGCCTCAATAGTTGGGTTAGTTACCCATCTGAGGTTATTTGCGGCGTTTGCGGTTTTTACATCTGAGATGAATTCAAGGATTCCACCTCTGGCAATTCCGGCACCGGTAACACTACCAATGTTCGGTGTGATTGCAATACCTGATGGCTGCTCTGTTCCTGTCCCGTGAAGGATTGCAAGGTCAAGCCCTAAAGCAATTGCCTGAACCATATCATTCTGAAGCATAAGCTCAACAGATGGATCGGATTGCAGGAGCAATTGAAGAGAAGCATTAACCAGGGCAGCACCTGATTTTGGTGTCATGGTTACGGTTCCAAGTGTTGGATTCTGTTCAGTTACTTCCTGAACTTCAGTACCCCAGCCCATCGAAACACCGGCTGTGAGTTTAGGGATGTCAATGTTCCCACGAAGTCCGCTCATAACTCTTACACCGGCACGGAGGCAAACCATTTCATTACGGAGTAAGTCGATAAACTCACTGCCCATGTGATCGGTTCCAACAGAGTAACCACCTGCAGAAGGTGTGCCTGCTACAAGGGTTCTTTTCTCTTTATCAAGTTTTCTTGAAAAGATGTTATGAGGAACAACAACACCTTTTGCGATGCCGTCGGCAATGTCCATTTTGGAAATAAGTTCCTGTGAGATTTCTTTCTCAATACCAAGCTCATACTTTAATGGATCGTGACGGTTCAAAAATACTTTCCTGAGTGAATACTCTTTCAGTTCTTTTTGATTCATGTCGACAGGTGGTTTCAGGTTCACGGCATTGTTATCAATCTTTTCAAGGATAACGGCGTAAGCTCTTTCAAGAGGAGTGCCATTGGTTACGAGATCGCTAAGATCAACACCGTATTGTGTTTCAAGTTTTTTTATTCCGTTAACTCTTGACCTTTCGGCAAGAACGGCATCCTCATTGCTAATGGGGTTTGTGTTTTCGGGTTCGGGTGTCATTGTGATTGACCTTCCTATTATTTGATTTTGAATTGTTGTTGGTTCGTTTGCAGCACTCTTACCAATCCCAACAGACGGATCCGCCGGCACAGTAACGAGGCTTACTTCATACGGTTCCCAGTCAGTCACTCTGATTATAGGCGTACCGTCTTCGGTTTTACCCTCTTCGGTGAATGTGTGAACCATGTAGCCGATTGACACCTTTGTAAGGATACCATCCTTTACTCTGTTAAGGGCTTTCAAACCCTCTTCGTCATTTGAAAATTTTGCGGTCACTCTGAGTTTGTTGCTATCGGCGTCAACTTCGCTTGTTTTTATTACTCCAAGTAATTCATCCCAATCATGATTAAACAAAAGGGAGGCGCCATCCTGAAGCCTGCCAAGTCTTATATGACCGGGTTGATGTGAAAGTATTTCCACATACCCCCACCTTTCATAAGGCTCTTCAGAGGAACAGGAAAATTCAACTTCCCTTTGTTCGTCATCCGTTATTTGTGGCATTAACCGCAGATGTCTCTTCGTCATCTGGTTCAATACCGGGTGTGTGTTGTGTTCCATTGTTTTCACCTATGTTAATACCATATTCTTTAATTATGTCTTGCTCGTACCTGAGGGCTTCCATTGTTTCAAGGAAGTCACCACCTTGCTCAGCAATGATCTGTTGACGGGTTCTAAGTCCCTGTTCAATTGCAAGTCTGTTGGCTTGCATATCTTTGTAAGGATCAACCCACTGCCATCCCCGTGGCACAAAAATAAAGTTGAGAAACTTTTCATATTTTTCTGCAGGCAGTTTAATGTTTGGGTTAAGTAACATTAATCGTAACCACTCTGCAAATACTTGATTTAAAAATTGTTCTTTTAACCAGCCTTGTATTTCTTTGTAGAAGGCTCTTTCATCTAATAAGCCGGCACGAATGGAGGAATAATTAACCCCTTCCAAATCGTTACATAAAGTGTTGTAACTTACTCCCATCCCGGAGGCGATTGCCCTTAACATCGATTTTGTGAAAGAGGCGTATTGATCTGTGGGAAACTTTGGGTCGAATGGTATAAATTCTTTGCTTCCTATATAAGAGAATTGACCGGGGTCAACCTGGTCGATAAGTTCTCCATTTTCTTCGGGATATTCTCCCTCTAATCCTTCACCTGTTCCATCCTTAAAAAATCCCATCTTTGCAGCGCTTACTCTTGCGTTTACAACGGATGCTTCTTCAAACTTTCCAAGCTGCCACATTTTCCACATAGAAGGCGCAAACCAACTATAACCACGGCTTTGTATTGGGTGTTTCTGATAAAACAGATGTATCATATCAGAAGCCGGGATTCTTTCCTTTTCTCCTGTTGGGGTGGTGTTCCATACTTCGGAGGCTTTAGGTGCCTTAATTATGTAGTATGCAACAACAGCACCGGAGGGATTAAATTCAATTCCCATTCTGATATAATTGCCGTTGCTTAATTCTTCATTTTGTTGGTGGTCGAGATAGTCAGCAGGGATAACCTGAAGTGAAAAGTTGTGATCATTTATTTTTCGGTTTCTCACCAACTTTATAAGAACTTCACCATCCCGTGCGACTGTTTCAATCAATACATTTTGCATTTGTCGGAATGTCATCTTTCCTGCAATGTCACACCACTTACGATCTCCCCACTTCCAAAATTCTTCTTCAATTATTCTGTTAGCAACTTCATCCAAGACACGGCGTTTTTTACCGTCCTTATCTGTATAGATGTCATAACTTTTTACCTGAAGGGAAAAGCCCTCCGAACCAACGACATTCTGCTTTAACAATCTGAGATACTTTTCAGCGTAATCATTTGTTTTACAGAGTTCCCGGGCACGACCTCTTATTGCGACAAGATCACCCCTTAAATCGGCGTCAATCTGACCGACAGAGATGGGCCAGTCAGCAGTAAGGCGATTGGGTTGCGCTGTAAAGAAGCCCCGTTTCTGAGGCTTCTTATTAGCAAATAACCTTTGAAAAAACCCGGGTCTTTTCAATGTCTTTATTCCCTCTTCCAGGCGTAAAGTCTAATATCATAGGTCGTGTTATCGTTGGCGGATGTACCTCCCAAAACATAAAATCGATAATAAGGGGCTCGATAACCGTTGAGTGTTAAACCTGTTTTTAATATTAGCGTATTAACTGAATCGACCTGCGAGATGGTGTCAACATTTGCCCAATTTGTAAGATCGTAACTTGCTTGTATGTAGCAGGATAAACGCCTTGTAACCAGAGATGTACCGGCAAGTTTAACACCGGCGGTAAGCGGGTATGAAGTAAGGTCAGCACCATCCCAACCCAATAGACTAAACGGATTGGAATAGTAAGGGGTTACTGTGTCGGCAAGTCCTGCCATGACAACAGTGAGGTTGTTGGTGCCTTTGATTACTTTTGCGTTGGTGGTTATCTGTGGGAAAACAACAGCAGAAAAGATAAAAAAGAGTGTGACTATTAAGGTGAACCGTTTCATTGTTCGATGTCCTTTTTTGGTTATTTGAATTTGACAAAAACTGTGTTGAGTGGTGATTTACCGCTTGAAATTCTGTCGGCATTTGCCTGTTTGCGGAGCTCGTTTATATAGTAACTTCTCCACCTCATTAATTCCGAAGGTGAAAGTTGAGTTACGCTATAGCCGTTAATCGCCAGTGACTGATATTCCTGAACCGCTCTGCCTTCCAAAGTTGCATTAATAGCGTCAAGCATCTTCTGATTATGTTCACGGGTGTCGCCTGTGGCAGTGAAAGGGTTGGGGAGAATTTGAACATCCTGAACACCAACAAAATACTTGGCATCGGAAAGAGTGGCGTAAATGTGAAGTTTGTAATTTCCGGCTGTGTAGCCTGCGGATGTTGCAGCAGGAATTGAAAAGGCAAAACCTGATCCGTTTGCGGTGGCGGTTACGGTGTAACGGGTTGCAGCTGACGACTGTAATACGAATGTGGCGCTAAGTCCGTAGGTAGAAGATGGATAATCGGAAGGGGATTCTTCCCATTCAATCGTAAAGCCTGCGGTAATTTCTTTTGGGGCGTTCATTTTCCAACAAATTTGTTGGTGTTATATAATGGATGTGCAGGTTTCTGACAATAGGAAAAGTGGGGCAATCGAGTGGACAATGAGAAAGCCCACTTTTTTAAAAGTGCCCCACTATCAAAAGAGGGATTTTAGAGGATTATTTTAGTTGATTCAATCACTTTGGTTTCAACTTTGGTTTCCGTCTTTAACTTGTTTTCATCAATCTGATCCAACAACTGATTAACCACAGCGGAGTATGAAAGATTAAGTTTACGGGAAATTTTCAAAACTTTGTTTGCGTTTGTCTGTGATAATCGTATGTGTATTTCAGATGTCTTTTTCATATTGTCCATGTGCTCCGTTTCTTTAGTTTAATCTTTTTTGCTGTGTCCATTGGGTTCGCCGGGTGTTGGGGTTTACCCTCTTCAATTGCCTGCAATCGTTGTTGTTCCATTTTCGGAAGATTGGGGTTATCAATCTTTAAGGCTGCCAAGGCGTAAACCATTAAATCCAGAATCTCATTGCGGCGATTCTCTATTTTTTTGTATCGGTATAAGGTTTGTCCACCTGAGTAATATTTTTCCTTTACTTCGCTTGTAAGCTGTGAGAAAAATTCAGCATCACACACCTGATTAAAATTCATGTATCCGGGTCCCGGAGTGTCAACCCGTAAACGGGAAAAAATTAAATCCTTGGCAGCATGAACTCCTATCATATAAAGAGGAACTTTCCCCTTGTTATTTTTGGAAGGTCTGAGCGGTGCAATAGGATTGCCGTGAGTGTTTGCGCCTTTGAACGCTTTGAAACGATAGTGAAGGTTTGCCTTAACAAATTGGTAAGCTCTTTGGGTATGGTGTCCACCGGTGTCAATCCCTGCGGATTTTACCATTCTGTTTTCTACTGGTGATCGAAGGAAGTTAAACAACTGATCCCACACGGGATTAATGGCAGGATTCCCCCAGAACTGCCTGAAGTCTATCACCCACGATTGTTCACCAACTCCCCACCCAACCAACAGCGTTTCAAGGCGGTCATCTTGAACATCAACCCCGGCTGTAATGTAAAGAACTTCATCAGGCACGGTATATTTTTGCACACGGGAAAGAAGGGAATCCATCTTAAAATCAGAGCTTACATCTTCATCCCAGGTTAAGGCGAGGCGGGTGTTTTTAAAAACTTTCATATCCTGATGGTCACCTGTTTTTTGCCTTTTGCGTGCCTCCAGAAAATCCCTTACCATCTCCTCCCATGTTGACCAGGGGGAATATAATTCAGACAGATGAAAACCCGGTCTGTTAATCCTGTCAGGGTTTTGTTTTATCCATCTC